TGATGCCCGTTGTTACATACGATGCGGAAGCAACAAGAAAAACAAAAGAGCTTCACGAAAATATTCTTGACGGCATTCTCGGTGTCAAGATGAACGGCTACGACGGATATTTCCATTATTGGGACAGGATCTCCTGGTGGCGCGGTGTTGAAGCGATAATGTACGATATGGCGGATGACCCCGACTTTATCCACAGACTGCTCAAGAAAGTTATCGCGATGCATATGCATATGCTCGATCAGTTCGAAGAGCTCGGTCTTATGACCCCCGGTATGGACACCGTTCACTGCACGGGCGCATATAACGACGTTATGGAAGGTTACGGCGACGATCCGTTTGCGGAAGCGAATACCCACACTGCGAAAAACAGCTGGACATACAGCGCTCCGCAGCTTTTCTCGATGGTATCTCCCGAAATGCACGATGAGTTTGACGTTCAGTATATAATTCCGTGGTTCGAACGTTTCGGCCTCGGTTATTACGGCTGTTGCGAACCGAACGACATCAAGGTAGACGTTTTAAGAAAGATCCCGAATCTTCGCAAGATCTCAATGAGCCCTTGGGTAAACGAAGATCTCGGTGCGGAAAAGATCGGCAAAGACTATGTTTATTCCAGAAAGCCGAACCCTGCGAACGTTGCATGGGATATCTTCCCCGAAGACGTTGTAAGAAACGAATTCCAAAAGACGATAGATGCGACCTCGAAGCACGGTTGCGGCGTTGAATTTATCCTCAAAGATCTCACGACCGTAAGAAACGATCCGTCCAGACTCTGGAAATGGGCTGAAATTGCGAGAGAATTCTGTAAATAAATGAAAAAAGACTCAGCGTGGAAGAGATTTCACGTTGGGTCTTTATGTTTTGAAAGGAGAAAAAGATGATAAACGGAAAATATGTTTACGTCGGTTACTCGACGGGCCGTTCGCTTTACGAAATAACGTCCGAGCAGGCGAAAAAGCTTACGCATCTGAACGTAGCGTTCGGAATAGTCAAAGACGGAAAAATAAATATAGACAGACAGCGACCTTTTCTGTCGGAGCTTAAAAGGATAAGAAAAGATAATCCGGAGCTTCAGATATTGCTTTCGACGGGAGGCGGAGACCAGCACGGGCACGGACCTGCGACGGCAAATAAAGAAAATATGAAGATATTTGTCGATTCAACTATGGATATCGTCCGTGAATTTGATTTTGACGGTATTGACTGCGACTGGGAATTTCCCGGTGACGAGGGTATTCTCGAAGAAAAATATCAGCATACCCGTCTTTTTAAAGCATACAGGGAAGCGCTCGACGAATACGAAAAAGAGCGAGGCAAAAAATGTTGGCTTACGACGGCAGCCGCATGCGGTCAATGGTATATAGACAGAACGGAAATTCATATTTCGCACGAATATCTCGATTTTCTGAACCTTATGACTTATGATCTGCGCGGTTGGAATCAGCCTTCGGGACATCACACCTGCCTTTACGATCCGAAAGATGCACCCGTGACGTTCAGCGCAGACCGTTCGATCAAAATGCTTGAGGAGATCGGCGTGCCGAAAGAAAAGATCGTTATCGGTGCGGCATTTTATTCGAGAATGTGGAAAAACGTTCCGAACGTAAATAACGGAATGCATCAGCCCTCCCCTACCGGCGGCGGTTTCGGCCCCGGATACACGGAGATAAGTCTTATCCACGAAAAGAGCGGCAGATTTACAAAATACTGGGATGACGACGCAAAAGCTCCGTGGCTTTTTGACGGAAAGGATTTTATTTCGTACGACGATCCGCAGTCCGTTAAAGAAAAATGCGAATATGTCAAGCGCGAGGGACTGAAAGGCGTTATGTATTGGGAACACGGATCGGATAAAACGGGCGTTCTTTTCGATACGATATATGAAAACTTAAAATAAAACAATAAAAAATCGACTGTTACGGTGAAAAAAAACCGTAACAGTTTTTTTGTGGATAAATATGAGAAAATTATCACTAAAAGTGTGATATAATATAAATGCGGACAGCGAAGGGTACCCGATGACCGCAAAGCGTTAGAAAGAAGGCGTATTGAAGATCAGAAAGAAAAAAGAAAAGATCACGGAGCAGAGAGTTATTCAGGAGCTTGCGAAGATCGCGTTTGACGATATAACGAATTACCTTTCGTTTTTCGTTGATGAAAACGGAGAGACGAAGATCGTTGTTAAAGACAGCGAAGATCTTGACACGCGGGCGATAGCCGAGATAACAAATTCGAAATCGGGATTCAAATTCAAGCTTTATAACAAGCAGCAGGCACTTGTCAAGCTCGGAGATTATCTCGGACTTTGGAAGAGAACGCCGGAAGAAGAGATCGAAGATCTCGACGAATTGGAAATTCTGAATCCATGATAAAGAGAAAGACGATCCCCTGGCAGCCGTTATCGCAAAAGCACAAAGAATATATACAGAGCTGTATGGATCACACATTCAACTTTGCGGAGGGTGCGGTGCGTTCGGGTAAAACGATTGCGAACGTTCTGGCGTTTGCGGCACTTCTTGAGCGTTCGCCCGACAAACTGCACCTCGTTTCCGGAACGACACTGACGACGGCGTTAACGAATATCGGTGACTGTAACGGTTTCGGCCTCGAGCATATTTTCAGGGGCAGATGCCGTTGGGGAAAGCATAAGGGCAACACATGCCTTTTTGTTAAAACGATGAAGCGCGGCGAAAAGATCGTTATATTTGCAGGCGGCGGCAAAGCGGACAGTTACAAAAAGATCAGGGGCAATTCTTACGGTATATGGATCGCGACGGAGGTCAACAAGCATTACATTTCGGGCGACGATCAATGCTTTATCGATGAGGCGTTCAACAGACAGCTTGCGGCGAAGATGCGGCGTGTTTTATGGGATTTCAACCCTGACTATCCCTCCCACCCGATCTATTCGGAATACGTGGATAAATATGTTGAAATGGGACTGAACGTAAATCACACGAAATTTACGATATGGGACAATCTTTCCATTTCGCCCGAACGCCGTGCGGAGATCGAGGCGCAGTATGAGATCGGTTCGTTCTGGTACAGACGCTCGATCCTCGGAGAACGTGCGGCGGCAGAAGGACTTATTTTTCCGCAATTTGCGGAAGATCCGGATAAATGGACGGTAAAAACGCTTCCCGACGACGTGGCGCAGATCATTATAGGGGTAGACTACGGCGGAAATCACTCCGCCTCGGCCTTTGTTGCAGTCGGTTTAAGAAAAGGCGAAAGCGGCGTCGTTGTAATAAGGGATAAGCGGATCAAAGGACGGAAAGGAGAGATCACCCCCGACATGATAGAGCAGGAATTTATCGGATTCGTCCGTGGACTTTCGGAAAGCTTCGATCTTCCTATAACATACGCTTTTATGGACAGCGAAGCGCAGTATCTGACGGCCGGAGTTATACGTGCGGCGAGGAAAGCGGGGCTCAGGCTTGCGATAGGCGACAGCAGGAAGACCCCGATCGCCGAGCGTATTTCGATAAAGGCAAGGCTTATTTCCCAGCACAGGTGGAGCGTTCTGGAGGGATGCGAAAACGTAATAAAAAGTACGGCAACGCAACTTTGGGATCCGCAGAACCCGGACAGAAGGCTGGACAACGGTACGTGCGATATAGATACTGCGGACGCTGAAGAATATGCATGGGAAAGATTTATCAGATGGTAGCTCTTTCCGAAAAAGATTTTCAGGAGGTCAGACCTTTGGACAATTCAACTATACAAAAATGCCTGCGAGAATATTTCGGTGCGGAAACGGTCGACGACGGCATGGAAGCTCTTATCGAAAGGTGGCACGAATGGTATTCGGGCACAGCGGAGGGTTTTCACGACGTTTATATAAACAACGGCCTTTCCACCGTAAAAAGAAAAATGCACCGTCTTCACATGGCGAAAAGAGTCTGCGAAGACTGGGCAAACCTACTTCTCAACGAGAAGACGTACATTCTGGTCGGAGACAAAAAAAGCGGCCGTTTTCTTCAGGGCGAAGACGGTTCGGGCGGTGTTTTCGGCGATAACGATTTCTGGACAGAGGCAAACAGGCTTGTGGAAAAGACGTTTGCACTCGGTACGGGTGCTATGGTGTGCGGCGTTGACGGTATGCAAGTCGATGCTAAAGGCAACATTTACCCATCCGAAAACGGCAGGATCCGATTTGATTTCATCGATGCGAGAAGCATTTTTCCGATCTCATGGTCGGGCGAAAAGATCACGGAGGCGGCTTTTGCGCGTCAGGTCGTCGATAACGGAGAGGTGCTTTTATATATTCAGGCACATCTTCTGGAGGACGGCGAATACGTAATTTACAACAGATGTTTTTCAGAAAAAGAGGGGATCACGGAAATCGAACTGCCCGAAAATATTGCCCCGAAAGTTAAAACGGGCAGTAATCTGCCCTGGTTTTCGGTCATAAAGCCGAATATCGTAAACAATGCGGTGCCGACTTCGGCGATGGGAATATCGGTTTTTGCCGACGCAATAGACATAATCAAGGGCATCGATCTTTGTTATGACAGCTTGAATATGGAATTCGTCCTCGGCAAAAAGATGGTGTTCTTACGCCGTGATCTGCTCGAAAAAGACGATAACGGCAACTATTTTGCGCCGCAGGACGTAAACCGTCAGCTCTTTATGTATCTCGGAGACAAGGCTCTGGACGGAGACATGCTTCCGCAGGAATTCAACCCTGCGCTGAGAGTTGAGGATCATGTACGGGGAATTCAGGAGCAGATGAACTATCTTTCATCAAAATGCGGCTTTGGTGAACGTCATTACAGATTTGACGCATCAAACGTCGTTACCGCAACCCAGATAAACAGCGAGAACTCAAATCTTTTCCGAAGCATCAGAAAGCATGAGATCCTGCTCGAAAAACCGCTTGCGGCGATCGTACGGGCCGTACTTTACATCGGAGCGAATTTTCTCGGAAAGGACGTTGACGAAAATGCAACTGTCTCGGTCGTTTTTGATGACAGCGTTATCGAAGACGAAGCATCGATCCAGGCAAGAGATCTGGAGCTCGTAAAGCAAAAGATCATGATGCCGTATGAATACCGTGTCAAGCATTTCGGCGAAGACGAAGCGACGGCAAAAAGGATACTCAAAGAGGTGAACGGCGATGAATAGAGACATACTGACATCGGTTTTCGGCGACGAGAGCCTTGATATGGCGACTTTTGAAAGACGACTTTCGCAGAAGGGCGCTTTCCGTATTGTAAACGAAGAAGAATTCCGCGCGATCGACGAGCTGACGAGAAAAAACGGAGAGCTTGAAGAAGAGATAACGAGCATTAAAAACGAAGGAAAGATCGAGCTTTTGCTTTCGCAGAGCAGGGTAAAAAACATCCGAGCGGCGAGAGCGATGATCGATGACGGCTCGATCTACGACGAAAACGGGCTCAATGACGAACTTCTTCTTGAGCATACGGAAAAACTGCGTCAGGATAATCCGTGGCTTTTCGAAGACGGCGAAGCACAGACGAAAACGGTTTCGACTTTTCTTCCGCGAGGACGTGCGGTCACAAAAGATCCGTCACGAATGAGTGACGAAGAATTTTACAAAAACATAATGAAGACCGTGGATTGACCACGGCCAAGAAAGGAAAAATAAAAAAATGGCTAATAATTTTCTTACAGTTCAGGAGATCGCGAGAGCGGCGCTCCCCATTCTCCATGAAAATCTTGTGTTCCCTGCGCTTTCTTATAAAGAATTCTGCACGGGTATGGGCAAAAAGGGCGATATTGTTCAGATCAAGAAGCCTGCGGTCTATTCCGCGAACGAATTCAATTCCGAGATCGACGTTCAGGACATAAAGGAAAACAGCGTGCTTGTAACGCTCGATAAGATCGCAGACGTTTCCGTTGAGCTTACCGCAAAGGAAATGGCGCTCAATCTCGAAGATTTCACAAGACAGGTCG